GCTCGATGACCATTATGGGCTTGGCTGTCTGGGCGCAGCGTCGGGCGCGGTCGCGACGCATAATGCGGCGACGAAATGGAACAAGGCGTTGCTGGATAATGCCGCGCGGCCATCGGGGGCTTTGGTTTATGACATGGGCGACAGCGGGACGTTGAACGGCGAACAATATGCGCGGTTGAAGGAGGAGCTTGCCGCCAGTTTCCAAGGCGCGGGCAATGCCGGACGGCCGATGTTGCTGGAGGGTGGCTTGAAATGGCAGGCGATGGCGCTGACCCCAGCGGAGATGGATTTTGCCGGATTGAAGGAAGCGGCGGCGCGGGAAATCTCGCTCGCTTTTGGCGTGCCGCCAGTGCTGCTTGGTCTGCCCGGCGATGCGACTTATGCCAATTATCGCGAGGCAAACCGCGCTTTGTGGAACCAGAGCATCATCCCGTTGGCGCGCAAGATTTTGGACGCGCTGGCGCAAGGGCTGCGGCCCTATTTTGACGGCCTGACGTTGGACTTGGATTTGGATGCGATCCCTGCGCTGGCCGAAGATCGGGAGCGGTTGTGGGCGCAAGTGGGTGCAGCGGACTTTTTGACGACCGAAGAGAAACGCGCGGCGGTGGGCCTTGCGCCGGCCGTGCAGCCGTCAGAGATATCGAACGAAAATGGTGCGCTCGAATTCAAGTTCAATCCGTGGCACGACACCGAAAACGGCCAGTTCACATTTAAGGGACAAGGGCAAAGATTTGCTGGCGGTGGCGGAAGTTTCGGCGGTGGCGGTGCTTCGGGTACTTGGAGTAAGCCCAAACCCAAGCGGAAAAACCCGGAAGTAAAGCCTACGCCGAGGCAGCGGATAACTGTTGCGCCGCTCCCGCAGCCTACACCGAGACGCCCTGCAGTTGTCACTTCACCAAAGCCGAAACCCAAAAATATTCGGTTAACCAAACCGACCAGTTCACGCCCCGCAGATATACCGAAACAGGTCAAACCAAACGGGGCACCGCCAGCGAAACCCAGCACTGGGCTTTTGGAGGCCGCCGCTGCCGCAGCTGCCGGGGCTGCGCTGGCGGCTGCGTCCGGGTCGATCGTCAGTTCTATTACGGTCAACGGCTACACATTCGGTGCCGATGCCATATCACGCACGGCGGGAGTAGCGGGGGAATTGAGACTTGAACCCAGTCAGCGGCGTTCGAGAAGCGCGCAACAGAATGCGGGGAAGCCAGATCGACTGCCATCGGATCACGGCGGACACTATATTGCGCGCGAGTTTGGCGGGCCCGAAATTCCTGCGAACCATTTCGCACAGGATGCCGGAATAAATCGCGGTGAATATCGAAAATTGGAAATACTCTGGAAAAAAGCATTGAAAAGAAAGCAAAAGGTGGACGTAGAAATCGAACCAAAGTATGAAGGTGTTTCAAAGCGACCGCATTCGCTCGAGGTGAAATATACAATAAACGGCAAAGAATTTAGTAAGACAGTACCGAACATAAAAGGGGAGAAGTAAAATGGACCCTCGCGTACAAATGGGCGATATGCTTAACGGCATTGGGCAGCACCTGGCCGACATTCTCGATCAGCACCCCGATGGTAGTTATATGTATGCCGAAGTGACCGAAGGCTCCTGTGAAGCAGGTGTTTTCCACGATGAAGGCGAACAAGTGGTCTATTACCGTCCGAGTGGCGAACTGTTTGACGCATTGTTCGACCTTTGGAAGTTTGCCGAGGCAGATAAGAAATGGACCGTGCTTCATTATGAAGTAAAAGACGGAGCGTTCAAAGTCCGCTTTTTATACCCTGATCAATTAGATCCTGAGGAATTCAGTTATGAACGTCGAGAGCGCGCATTGCACGAGCGTTATGGCGACAAGCCTGTCATCTATCCTAAGCCAGACGGAAATTTCCGTGAACTGACATTGGACGATTTTCCCGACGACGATGAGGATCCGGCGACCTGAACAGTTGCCGCCTGCACCATGCATGAAGCTGCGCAGATCGCGCGACCCTTAACGGCGGATAGAGCCTGTTTGGGTCCGATTTACACATAGGAAACATCAATGGTTGATAAAGAACTGCAAGGTCTGCTGGAGCAGGCCTCCGAAACTGGTGCGCGTCGTGCGCTGGCCGGGCTGGGGCTGGACGATGCCAGCGCCGCCAAGGATATGGGCGAATTGCGCGAGCTGTTGTCCGCCTGGCGCGACGCCAAACGCTCGGCGCGCAAGGCGGCGATTGGCTGGGTCGTGCGGATGGTGTTGGCGTTGTTGCTGATCGGCATTGCGTTCAAATTGGGCCTGCCCGGATTGGTCAGCCAATGAGGCTGGCGGGCTATGCCGCAATCTTCGACGCGCCGGACAAGGGCGGCGATATTGTGCGTAAAGGCGCGTTTGCGCGCGCGGCAAAGGCGGGTTTGCCCTTATTGTGGCAGCATGACCAACGCCGCCGCATCGGCTTTGTCGAAAGCTTAAGCGAGGATGCACGCGGCCTGCGGGTGATCGCGCAACTCGATGATGACAGCGCCGTCGTGCAGGCGGGCAGCGGCCTATCCTTCGGCTACCGCGTGCGCGCGATGCAGCAACAGGAATATCGGGAGCTCACTGACCTCGACCTTATCGAAGTCAGCATCGTTGCCACCCCCATGCAACCGCTCGCCCGCGTGCTGGCGGTTGAGAACTAAAGTTGTTGAATTGTATAGAGAGACAGCGTATTTGGGTGAAATCCACACCAACGGTGCGCCGTTGGCCCCCAAGGGTTTCGGCCCGTGGGTTTTTTCTTGCCCATTGCTTAACGCAATGTAATCATGTTGGAATGATCAAGAAACGAGATGCCTTTTACGTTGATGGGTTTAACTTATACCACTCGATAAAAGACCTAAAGGACGACAGGCTAAAGTGGCTTTCGCTGCACGGCTTGGCCCATTTACTCATCCCCAAACAAGATGAAGAAGTCATCTTGATCAAGTATTTTTCCGCCCTTGCACACACACGAGGTCTGGATTCTGTCAAACGGCACGAGGCATATCTTTCAGCGCTCAAATCTGAAGGCGTGTCCTGCATATTGGGTCGATTCAAGGGGCAGCCGCGTCGTTGCCGCGCATGTGGCTCTAGCTGGAAACATCCAGAAGAAAAGGAAACAGACGTAAACATTGCGATCCACATGGTGGCAGACGCGTTTGAGGATCAATTCGATACCTGTTACTTGATTAGTGCAGATACCGATTTGGTGCCGCCACTCCAACTGATTAAAACCAAAATTCCAAGCAAAGTTATTGTGGCTGTGTCGCCACCTAACCGACCTCATGGGCAGCAAATTCGCAGCATCGCGCACCGCGCGTTAAAGCTGAATGCTGCTCAGCTTGGTAGGTGTCGCCTTCCCGAAAATTTTGAATTCGAAGGTAAACAGATGCAATGTCCTGCCGAATATATGTAACCGCAAGCACAGTTTTTTGAACCGGCCGTCCATCAGGGCGGCCTTTTTTTTGCCCGCAAGGAGAATGACATGGATTATGAAATTAAAGCAGACAATCTGGACGCCGTCTTTGACGGGGCGGTGCCGGCGGTGGCGGTGACGCGGCCCGTTTTGTCGGGCGGCAAGGTCGCTGACCCGGCGCGGTCGGCCTTTGTCGATGGCTATTTGCGGCGCGGGTCGGAGGTGGAGTTGAAAAGCTTCCATGGCGCAACGCCTGCCGATGGCGGCTTTGCCGTGCCGCGCGAAATTGACGAAGTTATTGACAGCGTCTTGAAATCGATCTCGCCCATTCGCGCGATTTCGAGCGTGGTGCGCGTGGGGTCGGCTGGCTATCGCAAGCTGGTGACGCAAAATGGCGTGACATCGGGCTGGGCCGCAGAAACGGCGGCGCGTCCGGAAACGGCGACGCCGACATTCAACGAAATCGTCCCCAGCTTTGGCGACCTGTACGCCAATCCGGCGGCGACGCAGGCGATGCTGGATGATGCCGCATTTGATGTGGAGGCCTGGCTAGCGGATGAAATTGCTACCGAATTTGCCAAGGCCGAAGGCGCGGCATTCATCAACGGCAATGGCACCAACCGCCCGCGCGGATTTCTGACCGCGCCGATTGCGACGACAAGTGATACGACGCGGCCCTTTGGCACGTTGCAATATGTGCCGACGGGCGTGGCGGGCGGCTTTGCCGCAACCAATCCGCAAGACAAGTTGGTGGAGCTGGTGCACGCTGTGCGCGCGCCTTATCGGCAGGGGGCAAGCTGGGTCATGAATGCGTCCACCTTGTCGATTATTCGCCGGTTCAAAACGACCGATGGCGCGTTTATCTGGCAACCGGGCCTCGCCGCGGGGCAGCCGGATACGTTGATGGGCTATCCGGTCGTTGAAGCTGAAGACATGCCGGACATAGCGGCAAACAGCCTGTCGATTGCCTTTGGCAATTTCAAGGCGGGCTATTTGATTGCCGAACGGAGCGAGACCAATATCTTGCGCGATCCCTATTCGAACAAGCCTTATGTCCATTTCTACGCAACAAAGCGCATTGGTGGCGCGCTGATCAATTCGGCGGCGATCAAATTGATGCGCTTTTCATTGACGTAAACATTTTGGCCTCTGCCCGTTGCGTTGATGGGCAGAGGCCAATTTTGGTTAAAACACATAACATCAAAAGCCGATATGGCTAGAATAGCGCAACCCCGGTAGCGCGTCTTCCCCAATTTCAAAGGAACATCAGATGTTGAGCCTTGATCCGCTCGGCCTTGACAGCGTCATGCTGGCCGAGGTTCGGGCCTATGTGCGTGTCGATGCGGGCACCGATGACAATGTGCTGGCCGCTTGCGCCGTCGCCGCCATTGAACATGCCGAGCAGTTCACGCGGCAGATACTGATCCGTCGTGGTGCAAAGGATATGGTCACGACAGGGTCGGGCTGGCAAATACTGCAAGCCATGCCCGTGCAGTCAATCGTGGGCGTAACGGGCATTCCGGCAGAGGGCGCAAGCTTTCCCATGGCAGCGTCGGCGTGGGAGGCAAAGATCAGCTCACGCGGAGAAGCCTATTTCCGGGTGCTACAGCCCGGCATTGCGGGACGTGCGGAGGTATCGCTTATCGCTGGCCTATCGGCCAATTGGGCCAGCCTGCCGGAGTCACTTCGGCTTGGCTTGCTGCGGTTGACGGCATATTTTTACAACAACCGCGATGCGAGCGATGATGCTGGCCCACCTGCCGCTGCAATGGCGTTGTTGCTCCCATTCCGCCGGATACAATTGCCATGAGTGGGGAGTTTGCAGGCACGTTGCGCGAACGTGTCGTGATTGAAACGCGCCTGAGCACACGCGACAGCCGCGCAGGCGCAGTAGGCAATTACAGCTATGATGGGCAGGCATGGGCGGCGGTTTCACCGTTAATGCCCGCCGATCTGACGCGCGGCGATGCCTTGTCGGCACTGCCGCGTTGGCGGGTGACGTTGCGCAAACGCGAAGGGCTTGGCCTAAGTACAAGGCTGACATGGCGGGGCAAATATCTGGCGGTGCGCGGGGCCTTAAGTGACCCGCAGACGCCCGGTCAAATGCACCTGACCTGCGAAGAAGTGCGATGAACGCCGACCGTCTGACGGCCAAAGCCGACGTCTTGGGAGCAGCGCGCGTGCAGCGGATCAGCGACCGATTGATGGCAACTGACTTGCCGCAAGACGTGCACGCCGAACGTAGTGACGAAGGCGTAACTTTAGTGGCCAAAAACCTGCGCCGCCGGATGCTGGACGACGCGCAATTAAGGAATTTCGGACGATGAGCGATGCAGTGCAAGCCTTGCAAGCCGCTGCCGTGGCGGCGCTATCGGCACACCCGGTGTTGGCCGCGCAACTGAAGGGCATTTATGACGGCCCGCCGCCCCGTGCCGACTTTCCTTATGTCGCGGTCACCGACGGGTTGGTGACCGATTGGGGGACGAAAACGCAGCAGGGGCGTGAAATCCGGCTGGCGTTTACGGTGTGGGATGATGGCGAGGCCGCGTCGCGGCTGGCGGACCTTATGGGCCATGTTGACGATGCCTTAGTGGCGATCCCACGTGATTTGCCTGGCTGGCGGATCGCGAGCTTTGTCTTCCTGCGGTCGATTATACTGCGCGATCCGGCGGGGCCATGGGCCGGGCTGGTCGAGCACCGCGTCCGATTGCTTGCCGTCTAAATCACATAATTTCTCCGCCGATGCGCGGACATTCTTGAAAGGATAAGGGCATATGCCAGTAGAAAAAGGAAGCGCCTTCCTGTTGAAGGTTGGCAATGGCGCAACGCCGCCAGTGTACGCAACGGTCGCTGGCCTGCGCACCACGCAATTGTCGATCAATGGCGATCCGGTGGTCATCACCCATAAGGGCAGCGGCGCGTGGCGTGAGCTGTTGTCGGGCGCGGGTGTGCGGTCGGTGTCGGTGTCAGGGGCAGGCGTTTTTACAGGGTCGTCTGCTGAGACGCGGATCAAAAACAACGCGCTTTCGGGGCAGTTGGATGATTATGAGTTAAGCTTTGAAGGTGGGGAGCAGCTGCGCGGAAAATTTCTGGTCGCACGGCTCGATTATGCCGGCGATTTCAATGGGGAGCGGTCCTACACGCTGGCGCTGGAAAGCAGCGGACAGGTAACGTCCTTATGAGGCGGCCGGCAAATGCAGCGCGCGGCGAAGCGTCGTTGTTGCTGGAAAGCGGGGCGGTCGTTTTGCGCCCAAGCTTTGCGGCGTTGGTCGCGGCAGAGGAGGAACTGGGGCCTTTGTTCGCGCTTGTCGAGCGGGCGGCGGCGGGCAATTTGAAGCTATCCGAAATGGTCGCTCTATTCTGGCACTGCCTTTATGACGCCGACGCCGAAATGACGCGCGATAGGTTCAGCGAAAGCGTTGCCAAGGTCGGGCTTTCGGCGATGACGCCCGCGCTGAAAATTCTACTTGGCCAGATATTGAGCGGGCAATGACCTTTGCCGATGTCGCGGCCCGATTGGCAGCGCGCACGGCCCTGACATTGGGGTGGCGGCCCGATGACTTTTGGAACGCCACACCCGGCGAATTGCTGGGCATATTGCAAGCGATGGCGGGCGATGGCGAAGCGCCGCCAAGCCCAGACATTATGCACCGACTGATGACGCGGTTTCCAGATAGCCCAAGCGGAGAGACATGATGGATGAAGAAATTGATCGGCTGGTCGTGTCGGTGCGCGCGGACACCCGCGCCTTTGCAAGCGACGTTGCCGCGATGCGCGCGGAACTCGACGGGCCATTTACCGACGGGTTGGAACGCGCCGGTGCCGCGCTTGAACGCGGGCTGACGAGCGCAATTCAACGCGGCAAATTCAGCTTTGAAGATTTACGCCGTGTGGCGTTGTCAGTGTTATCGGAAATTGCGGCTGCGGCCATTCGTTCGGGTTTGAATGGGGGCAGTGGCGACGGCGCTGGCAACCTGCTTGGCACATTGGGGACATTGCTTGGCGCAGCATTGGGTGCGCCGGGGCGCGCGACGGGCGGCCCCGTGTCGCCGGGCCGGGCCTATCGTGTCGGCGAACGCGGGCCTGAGTTGTTTGTCCCCACGAGCAGCGGGCGTATTGAGGCGTCTGCCGCGTCCGGCACGACGACAGTTGTGCGGATGACAATCAACGTGTCGGATGCACGTGGCACTGCGCCTGCTGCGCTGGAACGGTCCTCGCGCCATGTCGCGCGTGCCGTCCGCCAAGCCCTGGCGCGGGATTAAGCCATGGCATATTGGTTATGCGACAAAAGACGGCAGCAAAAATCAACGCCCGTCATGCGCTTCGACCCGCGCTTTTGGACCGTGAATTTTCCACGCCCGATGATGGCGTCGGTGGTGACGACTGGCCCGGAATCCTTGCGCGCAGACGCGGTATTTTATCGCAGTGATGATCTGGCGGGCTTGATCTGGGACAGCGTCGATGCATGGGACCACCCATTGCTCGCTTATGAAACCAACCGCGATTACCGACGGCTGACCATCAGTTTCCGGTGGCGGTCTGAAGGTATCATGCCATTGAATGCTGTCAACGGCCCGACGCTGACCATATCTGGCCGCGACGCCAATGGTGCGGCCAAAAGCTGGTATGTGCGGTTGTGGAATTATGCCGTTGGCACGCCGCAGGACGCAGAGATTGTCCTCGATTTTAGCGATCTTTCTGGCGGGTTTTTATTGCCGCAAGAGCGCGACCCTGTGTTTGCGGGCGACATTGACCGGATGTTCATTTCGCTCGTTCCGCCAAGCTATACGGGCCAGCCGGGCAACCTTGCTGCGCCAGCCTCAGCATGGGTCGAATTGTCCGAAATCCGCTGCGATGGCGCGGGCGTGATGCTCGATACGGGTGATGTGATGATCCCCGAACATGACCTGAAAATGGCGACGGGCTATGATGATGCCTATAACCAGACGCCAGCACGGCTATTGCGGCAAATTCTTGCCTTGGGCTATCGCGGGACGATCAACCATTATGTCGGCATGAGCCATTATTTTCGGTTAGAGAAGCTGGGCAATGCGCATTATGTAAGCTTAACGGGCGGGGCGTTGAATAAGCCCTGCATCGGCTGGCACAGCAGCTTTGCCGCGCAAGCCAAGATGCTTGGGTTCGACCTGATTTTTTCGTTAAGTTATGAATTGTTTGACGCGCATAGCTGGAATGACTGGAAACAACGCGCGGCCAACGGTGACCCGGCGCTGACGGGTTGGGAGCCGCCATCGACATTGTTGTCGCCAGCGCATGCAGGCGCGATGAATTACCTGAAGGCCGTTGCGCGGGCCTTTGTCGCGATATTGAAAGACGCCGGATTGCCGGTGAAGTTCCAGATAGGCGAGCCGTGGTGGTGGATCATGCCCGACGAGCGGATTTGCCTATATGATACGGCGGCGACTGCGGCCTTTGGGGCGCTTTCTGTGAGCATCGAGAGTATAAAGGGCCCCAAAACGGCGGCGCAAAAGGCGATGCTGGACAAAGCGGGGCAGTTGCTTGCCGCGTCCACAGCATCGATCTGCGATGCCGTGCGGGCGGAAGCCGGAAGCTTAGGCGCGCAGACTTTATTGCTGGTGTATTTGCCCACGGTGCTGGACGCCGATGCGCCTGAGGCCATGCGGGCGAACGTGCCATTGGACTGGGCCAAGCCCGCGTTCGATGTGTTGCAGCTTGAAGATTATGACTGGGTCATCACGGGCAATCATGGGGCGACGCGGCGGGCGGTTCCGTTGATGGCGACGCGCCTGGGTTATCCTGTCGCGCAGCAGCATTATTTCACCGGTTTCGTCCTTCGGCCCGAAGACAAAGCGCAATGGGGCGAAATTGCCTTTGCCTCAGCGCAAAGCCGCGCGCGCGGTGCGGCACAAACTTATGTCTGGGCGCTGCCGCAGGTCGCGCGCGATGGCTTTACCTATTTTGAAATTGGGCAACAGGAGGACGCGGTGCAGGAATTTGATGATGTGCTTTTTCCGCTGCAAATCGGGCGTGAGGCAGAAGTGACTGCCGCATTTTCAACCAATGTTGTCACCACGCTTTCGGGCCATGAACGGCGCAACAGCAGTTGGAGCAATGCGCGTTTAAGCTATGATGTTGGTCCGGGCGTGCGGTCCGAAGCGGAGTTGGGGCAATTGCTGTCTTTCTTTCGCGCACGGCGTGGCCCGGCGGTCGGGTTTCGCTTCACTGACCCGTTCGATAACAGCTCGAACGGGATGACGGGCAACCCCAATATGTTGAATCAAAGTCTTGGGTTGGGCGACGGGGTGCGCACGGCGTTTCCCTTGCTAAAAACCTATGGGGCGGATGGCCAAGTGCGCCGGATTACCCGACCGGTTGCGGCATCGGTCCTGGTTGCTGTGAATGGCGTGACGGCGACGGGCTGGTCGCTCGCGGTAGGTGGAGTCGTAAGCTTTGCCGCGGCACCGCCTGCTGGCGCAGCCGTGACCGCTGGATATCGTTTCGACGTTCCGGTTCGCTTTGCCTCCGACCAAATGGATATGGCGCGGGCGACATTTGGTGCAGGCGATATGCCCAAT